CTTGCCGAGCAAGCGGCCGCCAACTTGCCGATGGGGGTGTACCCCGAATTGGGTGCTGCGCTGTCGATTGAGAATATCGATACCATTCGGAGTGCCTTGACATTGGTAGAGGCCTTGATTGCCAGCGTGGTGGTAGACCGCAAGACTGCCCACCTTGTGGCTATTGCGCGTAGGACAAGCTTCACGCCATCGGATATCATCGCGCTGTGCGGCGACAATGTTGGCACGGAAGGCGACGTCGAGGAAGACGTCCGGCGTTACGAGAAGTTGGCTGAGGAACTAGGCCCCCATATTGAGGAGGCCCAGGCCCATGTCCAGCAACTGCAGGACGCACAGTCGAGGCAGCGGTTGGTTACCCCGTTTGCGGTAGCAGAGCCGTGCGTAGCCTTCACTGCGTCGTGTCCGGATACGGTCAAGAAGTCCAGCACGCGAAAGCTGGCTGGCCGCAACGACGTCTGGCTGCTATCTGGCACGCAGCTGTCGGCGCGCAGCGACAGGGGGCTGCTGTTGCGGCATCCGGGGCTAACCCGTGATCGCGACGCACGGACGGATACCCTGGTACCCAGGGTACTGTTGGATTTTGCCCCTGTGATCGATGTGGCTGGGTGTCTCGACAACGGGACGTACAAGCTACTTCCGCAGGTGTGTGAGGTCACCTTGCGCCCCCAAGACAGGGGGGTACTGCCATTGTCCGTCTTGGATTATGAGACTGCCGGTGCGGCCGTCCGTCTATCGAGGGAGGCTACGCGATGGGGTACTGGCGAGAAATCGAAAGCCGAGAAGGCAACGACATAGACTTCGTCTTGGAGGCAATCTGTAAGCCGCCCGTTGTTTTTCATCCACATTGGACCGACGGAATGGCCGTGGCGTTTGTTGATATAGACAACGGGCGGCTCCGTGCAGGGGTTGCATTCGATCGGGATACCATGCTAAAGCTGCGACGGGCTGGCCGGGTGTGGTTTTGTGATATTCCGATCGATTCCCTGTGCGAGGTCACCACGGCCGCTCGCGAGTGGTTCAAGTGACAAATGCCCAAGATACCTCATTGGAGGTAGCTTGGGCTTTCTTTAGCTATTGGAGCGTGGTACACTAAAGCAATTCAAGGAGATTACAGATGCCCGAAGATACGGTGAACCCCTTGGCAAACTTTGCTACTTTGCCAATAGAGCCAATAGCGCGGGATGCTTTCTGGGATAACAATACCTTTAAGCATGGCAGTGGGTTGGATCCTGCGAAATACCATAGTCCAGCGGAGGAGCGCGTGCTCGGCGGTCAACCCATGACTGCAGTGATCCCCGACGGGGTGTGGGGGACAGCCGGCACGATTGTGCGCCGGTCGACGGAAGATGGCGCACCCATTGGGCATAATCCAGACGCGGTTGCTACCCGCGTTATTGTAGACCCCGATATCAGGGGGCAGGGTTTCGTGTTTGACCCGACGCAAATCAGAAAAGAGCAGATGGCTGCAGCCGTAGTGGCATCATCGCCGAGGCAGTCGACATCGATCGAGGACAGGCGTTTCAGGGCTTCAAATGTGTTTCGGCAGTTTGCAATTGCTGAGGCACCGGCAATGCCTGTGCCTGAAATTCGTCGTGTGTCACGGATATCACCGATCAATATTCCAGGCCAGTATGTGGTCCCGGAGGCCACAGACGGGGGAGGACAAAGACCCATGGACCAGCTAAACGATCCGATGCACAATCAGCCGCCAGCATTAGGGCAAGGCGTTAGCACTGCCGCTGTTGTCCCGCGCAATAATAGTCAGGCCGAACAACAGCTTGCTGTACCGCAGTGGCCAAGTGTACCGCAGCAGCAGTTCCAAAATGCGCCAATTGGGCAACTCAAGGCGGCAACATTCGACTTGCCAATGCAGCAGCAGTCGATGATTCAGCCGCAATGGCAAGCTGGCGTACAGCAGCCACCCGTGCAACCGCCACAAACATATCCGCCGCCGCCAACCTATCCGACACCGGCACCGTGGCCACAGCAGCAAGCCCCGTCATTGTTTCAGACGGTTGCTAACCAGCCGCGTGAAATACAGGGGCAGTTAGTCAAACCACCGGCCTTCAAGGTCGAGTTTGAGATCTATGGTGTACCGTTCAAGCAGGAAGCATTCTACCATCAAATCATCCGCAGCGATGCAAATCTCGTGCTTGTGTTTGATCGCCGCGCGGTTGGGTTTCCACGGAATTTCCCGACGACTACGGACGCTGATATGGCAGTGCAGATCAGCGGGCAGGATGTCATATATCGGACGCAGACGACGGGCATCCATTTTCCATTCCTGGATTACGATCTGTGCGTACTGCTGATCAAAAGCGAGCACCCGATCCCAGTTGCCGAGCCCGTAACGGCACAGATGCCAGCATTACAAACGGGTATTCCATTGATCTAGCACAGTTAACCTCGGATAGTTATCATGGAAAAACAAGGCATAATCAAAGAAGGCGTTACGCCTCCCGAGCAGGCGTCTGAAGACAAGCCGAAGTGTGCGTCGGTGCAGACCCCGGAAATGCTCGAGCAGGATCCGACACGCCGACTCATAGACGTTGTCGCCAAGGAAACCGAAGCCGATAACGATTAGTCCAAGGATGGGCGCTATGTCATATCTCATGCCAGACTTTGCGTCGGCCAATAACACGGCGCAGCCATTCCCCGATCCATTCATGGACTATGCGTCGACGGCTATGCCCTCGACGTTTACCAATAGCATGCGATGGTGCGAGTATTTGCTATTGGCGAATGGCGTCTACCGCTCAGCAATCGACCGGGTAATCGCCTATTTTCTTACCGAAGTGGAAATCGACGGTACGGATCGCGAAGGCAAGGAAAAGTATCTGGGTTACCTGTACGATACACTCGGCATCGACAGGCTGTTGATGAATGTCGCGCTGGATTACTGCTGTTACGGCAATTCGTTGTCGTCATTGGTGATCCCGTTCAGGCGCCATTTGTCGTGCCCCAAATGCGGATTCGAGGCGCCGCTTAAGAAGATAGTCAACAACGATCGATTCAAGTTCCAGTGGGTTAACGAGTTCAGGGCAGCGTGCCCCAATCCGGCCTGCCATTACAGTGGCAAGTGGACGCACGTGGACAGACGGTCGACGGAAGAAGATGATCTAGTAGTCAAGCGCTGGAACATCCACGAATTAGAATTGACTTGGGATCCGTACTCGGATACGACAGGCCACGTTTGGCGAATACCACCGTACTATAAGACCCACATCAATCGTGGCACGTTGCACATACTGGAGCACGCACCCTGGGAAGTGATTCAGGCAGTGCAGCACAACAAGTATATCCTGTTCGATCCCGATGTGATCTACCACGCCAAAGAAGACACGCTGTGCGGTGTCATGAACAAGGGCTGGGGTATCAGTCGCGTACTCACAAATTTTCGGCAAGCCTGGTATTTGCAGGTGTTGCACAGGCACAACGAGGCCATCGGACTGGACTACATCATTCCATTCAGAGTAATCACGCCTGAGCCGCGAACAGGTAGCGGTGGTCAAAATGGCATGATGGGGGATCCGATATTCAGCGCAGATATGGGCAGTGTCAGTGGCATGATCCAGTCGATGCTGGCACAGCGGCGCCGGGACCCGACTGCATGGTTTACATTACCATTCCCGGTACGATACCAGGCATTAGGCGCAGAGGCTAATCAAATGGCGCCTTACCAACTCATGGACCAGGCGCTGGACACGCTGTTGAATTCGATCAATGTGCCCGTTGAGTTCTACAAGGGTTCATTGACACTGCAGGCCGCTCCGACAGCGTTACGGCTGATGGAGAGCGGTTGGGGCCATCTTGTCCACATGTTGAACAGATTTCTGCAATGGCTGGTCAACAAGATCAGCATTGCGCTGTCATGGGAGCAGGTGACGGCACGGTTAGAGCGGCCATCGCACGCTGATGACCTCAACCGGCAGTTGGCCAAGCTGCAGCTGATGATGGGTCAGCAGATCAGTCAAACAACCGGGCTCAAGTCGGTCGGGCTCAAGTTCGAGGAAGAGCAGACGCGACTTCTGGAAGAGCAGCGGTACGTCGCGGAAAAGAGCCAGGAGGTTCAAGAGGAGATCGAGAGTTCTGGACTGGGCGATCAAATGGCAGCCGGACAATTAGGGCCTCCGGCTGCTGGTGGTCAGACGGCGCCGGGGATGCCTGCACCTGGCGCAAGCGGTGCTGCTGCACCGCAGCCGGCAGGGCCTGCTGGTGGAGCTGCTGGCGGTGCCACTGACGCCGCTTCTGGGGGCGCTCCACCGGCAGGCATGGCGCCGCCGGTCGATCCAGTAGATGCAATGCTGGCACAACTGCCAGCGACTGCGTTAGAGTCGATCACGCCGCAAGAACTTTACGGTATGGCGCAGACGTTGGCGCAGCAGATATTCGGAATGCCAGCTACGCAAAGGATCTCGAGCTTGCGGCGGTTGAAGAACAAAAACGAGATGCTGCACATGGCGGTCAAGAGTGCTTTGGAGCAAATGGATAGCCAGGCTGAGCAGCAGGGGCGACAGATGGCGCAGATGGCCGCACAACAGACGCAACAGCAGTCGATGGCACCACCTCCGGTATAAGGGGGTTTGGCATGGCCGACAGACTAGGTCTGGTGACGCGGTACTTCAGCCATGAATGTACATGGGCCAGTCTGTATTTGGCTGAGATCGCTGAAAACAACGGGCTGCGGCCAACCGTCCTCGCCCGCGATGTCTGTAAAAGGCCGGTATCGCCGTACTGGGATTCATTAGTTGTCGATGCACACAAAGCAGAATTCCAAGAGTGGGCGTTAAACTGTTCGCACATTATTTGGACCAGTCCGCCGTCGCCGAGTGAGCTGTGCTGGGCACAAGATAGCGGCATCGAGACGGTGCTTTTGGCAGTCTGGGACATGTTGGACAAGCATCACACGGAAGCTATCAGAAGGTTCGATACGATTGTGTTCCCGTATGCGTGCGCAGCGGAAGCCATCTGTAAACATTGCGGTGGGACCGATTCCACGTTTCTGCCAAAAATAATACCGTGGGATGTGCCAGTGCCGCTTGGCCGTAATTTAGAACTGGCCGATACGGCTATTCGGGTATTGGTGCCACTCTACGATTCGCAACCGGCGCGCAACCATTTGCCACTATTCAAAGCATTGGCGCAAATTGCATTGCGCGTACCCGACGTCAGTTTTGTTATTGTGGGCGGTACGCGGTGGTCATTACGGGCCAGTCGTCAACTCCAGAAGCTGTGCCGGTGCCATCCAACACAGTTTTCTTGGGTACGCCAGTTCAATCAGTTGCAGCTATTAACGCTGTATGGCCGAAGCCAGTTGACGCTGTGGCCGGCTAGCTATGAGGGATTAGCATTGGTCGGTTTAACATCTCTGTGCATGGGCGTACCTGTGGTCGCCTGGGACATACCCCCACAAAATGAGTATTTGCAGCACCAGAAAAATAGCCTGCTGCTCCCGTGCGAGTTGCAGGAAAATTGGCTTGGCG